AGCAGCTCGCTCTACGACCAATTGAAAGAACGTGAAGGGACGATTACCTTAATAAATTAAGCTACTAAAATATTTAATATACTTAACCTATTGCGGCAATCGAAGGTAGCGAGAAAGGAGTTTATAACTCTAGAAGAGTTGAAATCCTTTTATCGTTTACCAGCGATAATCACGTCTACAAAAGGTATAGTTAGCGCCCTTAAGCTGCTAAATAGTAGAATTGTTAAACTTGTTGTAACAAGTGGATGGACGTTCTGCTTCCTTTATTTAAAAGAAGTAGTTCGTCTTACAATTCGTGCTCTCTCGGGTCAACCAGAGGCTTCTTGGAATAATTCAATTCCGAGAGTCAAAAGGGACTCGACCGGCCTTCCAACTATAATTCCACTATCTATTAGAAAGGTCCTTCGGGATCCTTCTAAGGACGTTGGTATAGTTAGAGTTACACTTTGTATACTTTCCGTATACCGTGTCTTTAAGGTGCCTGTTAAACCCGATCTCGGAACGATTATTCGTCCTTTTGATGGTTTAGCAAGCACTTTTCCGTGCTTACGGATAAGTAAAGCCTTAAAGATGTTAGATTTACGGGCTATAAAGTTTTCTTCATTTAGAGGTTTCATCTCCGAAGCCGCTGGACCAAATACGAAGTTTTCTACGTGGGGTGCTACTATAGACGCTTTAGCGTTTATTGAGTATCCAAGACAGTTTGTGACTTTCGTCCAAATTGCTCTTTTAACGAGAAGTTTTCAGTATTTAACACTGTTCTTAACAATAATTTTATTGTATGGACCAGTTTATATCCTAGCGAGAACTTTGGGTGTGATTACTCCTTTGAGAATGGGTAAACTTTCTGTTGTATATGATCAAGCTGGAAAAGCCAGAATAGTTGCAATAACTAACTGGTGGATCCAACTTGCTTTAAAACCACTACATGATTCTATCTTCAATGCCCTACGTAAAGTAGCGCACGTTGATGGGACATTTGATCAAGGGGCTCCCCTTCTTCGTTTATACAAAGAACGAGATCCCAGATACAAATTCTCATGTTTTGATTTATCATCAGCAACTGATCGTCTTCCCTTAACCTTACAGGTAGATATACTTAATGCCTTAGGCGTTAGAGGAGATCTTTGGTCTCGATTATTAAATTTTCCTTGGGCCATTCCAGGCGAGCTGCATAAACTTAGTGATAAGTTTATGTCGTCTTTCCTGAAAACAGGTAATTTATATAAAGTTCGTGATGAACAATATATTAAATATGCTGTTGGTCAACCTATGGGAGCCTACTCGAGCTGGGCGATGTTGGCTGTAACACATCATGTTATAGTTCAAATTGCTGCAGTTCAGTGTGGTTTCAAAGTTAATACTTTTAAACAGTACTGTATACTGGGTGACGACATTGTTATTAATAACGATAGAGTTGCTCACGTATATGTACAACTAATGGAAACATTAGGAGTACAAATCAATACTAGTAAGTCAATCATATCTCATGATGTGGTTGAATTTGCGAAACGTTGGTTAACTCCTTATGGCGAGATTTCTCCTTTAGGTCCAGGAAATGTCCTGAACTGTAAGAGAAATAATGCTGCATTAGGTAGTTTATTGTATGAAGCACATAGCAAAGGTTATTTGGATAATCCAGGCTCTGTTTTGAATCTATTACCTAATATGCCGGGTGTTTACACTCAGCATATGGCATTAGCTTTAAATACCATGTTTGGTCTCACTGGATGTTTTCATCCCCAAAGCCAACTAGACACGAGAGTGTTGAGTTGGTGTTCTTATGGGTTGTTAAACGATCCAATGGTGATCCGTTATTCATTTTATAATGGTCTTTTACAGACTCTTATAACTGAGTTACGTGATACACTTAAGACTAACGGTGAGAACAATGAGAAGTTTTTGCGAACTGCTCATCGTATCACTGGTGTTAAAACTAAAACTCTTAGATTCATAGAGTTGACTTCACTTTGGTTAAATCCAGCGTTCTATCTTTACTTGCGCGACCACCTTCGGGCGGAAGAGCAAATCGAGCTAGAAATGGCCTTTCTATTTACAAGTAGAGCAGGTTCATGGGATGACATCAAAATGATAGCAGAACGTAGTCCGCAGATTGTCCCAGCACTCCTTAAATGGGGTACTGAGAACAACCGGAAAGCTGCCAAAGACTTCGGTATCTTTTATCGTAAGTTGGATGCAAATATTATGCATACCGCTTCTGATCTAAGATCGATGACCGGGGCAGACGGGACTAATATCTACTAATTGTGACACCAAACCTTGAAGGTAAACTCTCTGAAATATTGAGGACAATGCTTTCATTAAGGCCTCGAAAGGGCCGTTTGGTAAAGTGATTATTGCACTCTGCTAGCTAGTCAAGCTAGTGCGGACTTAGTACATCGTAAGATGGGGG